ATCTCGTATTTTAAATGCATCAAACATTCATTGACTATGTCTGGGTTGGCGTCAGCAATACCAACTTCCATAGCGTTATCAGTCCAGATGTATGGGTTTGCCATATCAGTATCCTTTCACTGTTATATTTACAAATCCAGTTGTTAAAGTTCCATCATTTTTATAAAGCTTTATAGTGCAGCTTGTAGAGGTCGAGCTTGTTATAACTGCATATGAATCAATGTTCTTTGGCGTGGCAAGAACATGAGGCTCAGATATAATAAAATCTTTACTTTGTTTGCTCTCTATGTCAGTAGCAAAATATATAGTCACACCTTCGTTTGCGTCCACTATTTCCCTATTAGTGTAGTTTTCTTCTCTATCAGGCACGTCAACTGTAACAATTAAATTGCTTAAAAAGGCAACGCTATTATTAGGACTATCTAAAGTGGCTTTGATTTTGAAATATCTGAAAGTGAAGATGCCTGTATTAGCTATTATCCAGTCTGACCAGCTTTCATCATCTTCTGAATATTGCCATTGGATTACAGCTGAAGATTGATCATCTCCGTAAAATTCATAATTGAAATTTACGATACAGGGTAGATTTTCACCGATGTCATAAATTTGTGATTCATAATAACCTGATTCTACAACGATTGTGCCCCACTTGTTATAAGCATCAGCGTAATATCTATTACCGTTATCCTGCCACTTTTCGGGTGTTAAATCCTGCCATTTAATAATTGGATTCAATTTAAGCCTTTTATTATACAGATAAGTATTGCAAAAAGTGCCTTGTGCATCTTCTAATACATTTTTTTCGACTAATATATTTAAAGTAGGTATATATTGAACGTTTAAAATATCGCTTGTAGCATTTTGCGAGTAACTATACTCTGTCTTAGCCTTTATCCAGAAAGTAAATATACCTTTTTGTTTCAAGCTAGTTGTGTATGTTGTGCCTGTTAGGCTAGTAGCAACAAGTTTAGAACTTTCCCAACTTGCACCTTCCCTGATTTCATAAGTTGCATTTGGATTAGATACAGCAGTCCAAGCAAATTCTAATAAGTTGTTATTCTGTGAAACATTGAAACTCTGGACATCGCCAGGATATGCATAAGGGTTATTAACATTTGTCCTGATGATTACAGGCTCTAAGCTTGCCAGTTGATCAGTGTAAATACTTTCGTCGTATTGCTGCCAGCTAACAGTAAATACACCGCTATTGTCGTCGGTAATGCCTGTAACTTTGGCTTTGAAGTTTTCAAAACCCATTACAAGATCGTTAAGCTGAATAACATCTCCGATTTCTAAGTCTGATGCTCTGTAGTCTGTGGCAAACTGGCCGTAAAAATAGCATCTGATGTTGCGGTTAAGATAATACCAAGCCATTCTAGATGCTTGGTTAAAGTTTGTAATGCTCAGTATATCAACATTATGACTAATAGCAGGCTCGTTGAAATATTCTTCCAACTCGGCTCTGGCAGTTACTTGCGACCATTCGTGCTTTGGGTCAATGTATCGAATATCTAAAATATCATAACGATCAGCTTTTTCAATTGTCTTAACTATCTCAGAACCTTGAATTATGTCTGTTTTATTAAAAACTTTGCTCACAGGCTCGGGCTTATCAATCTTAAATTGTAGCTTTTTGCCCTTTGTAACTAGTGCGCCTCTACAATTTTTCTTGATTTCTTCGATACAATCTCTGATAAGCCAGTTGGAATCAAAGATCATGTTAAATGTAAATCTTGGTTGCCCCTCAACCAGTTCATCACAGTATGCAGCAGCCTCTATAAATGATTGAATATCAACTTGTTTCTTTAACAATTCGTTATTGAAATTACCTAAATTGTCCATACCGAGCCTAACGCCGTTGTATGATGTAAGCAGATCAAGGCAACACCACACTGGATTATTGCTATATTTAACCGTGTAGGTGTTTTCATCAGTATAAACTTTTATCTTGCGACCTTTTACAACAGCAGTTAGGTTATAATCTCTTGATATTTTATCTGAAGGCGGCACTGATATAGCAAGATATGCTAAATGCTTTAAGCTACCAACTATTTCAGCGCGTCCAGCATTTGTTTTTGCTTCTGTTACCAGGTTAGATATTTGCTGATTGGCAGTTCCATAGTATTTTTGAATTTTTATTCCAGAAATATCTTTTGCTTTTATATCATTCAGCCTAATGTCTGTAAAGTCTTCGATCTCACCTTCCCCAAAAGCAACAAGTCTGCGTATATTGCCAGTAGTATTATCACCTTGATAAATTCTATTACCTGCAAGTTTGACTTCGCCGTATATAAGCGGTATAGGTAATTTGTTGTTTGTTTGTGTTATAAGTGTATTTCCACCATAAGTAGGGCTGTCAGATAAGCCATTTCTTCTATTTGCAAGGCTTCTACATAAAGTAACACCACCAAATATTACCCCCACAGTGCCGATATATCCAATAGCAGTTGCTATACCAATCGCAGTAGCGCCAGTAAAACCCATTACACCAGCTATAACGCCTGCGCCGAATGCTATTGCTGTTGCTAAAGCTGTAAATAAAGACATTATTTAACCCTGAAACACTTATAATCTTTTAAAATCTTTAATCTTGATATTTGTAATGTATGATTGCGGAAAACGTGTATAATCCTTTGTTCACCAATATATAAAGCTACATGAAGCTCGTTATTGAACTTACAGGCTACTACGTCGCCTGCTTGCAAGTCCTTTTCTTGAATTTCCTTAGCCGACTGCAGAATTTTATCCATTCCGTAATGATAATTAGCCTGATGATTATCCGAAGGAAGAGAATAACGAGGCAAATTCGGGTAAACGAAATAGATCGGATAAAAGCAGCCAATGTAGTTTTTATTTTCATCAAACATCTGATAAGGTGTTCCCACCTTGCTTTTAAGTTCATTAATTTTTTCAATCATGTTTCTCCTAAGCTTTTATGACTTGCTCACTAGGCATATTGGGGAAACCGCCGAAGTTTTCAACGTTGCCAAGCTCTTTACATCTTGTTAGTGTCCTATCGCATTTAGTCTCTTTACCTGTATAACCACATCTACAGTCTTTAAACTTAATCCACTGGCAGTTAACACCGTATGTCATACGAGGCACATTGACTTCAAAACCTCCAAGATCAATTTCTATATTCATCTTGGCTGTTTCAAGCGTAAGTTCAAGATTGTTCGCTTTCCCGTATAATAGAATTTCATCCAAACCAGAAATTATTTCATTTGTAGCTGTATTTAAGAATACGATGTATAAATTAACTGTTGCACCTGTGATAACATCTCCATGATTGCCTATAATTCCGCTTATAGCCTGATTAACATTAGACAAAGTAACGCTGATTTTAACAACTTCGTTATTATCGTCGTGTTTGATTTCACCAAGTTCAAGCGGAGCGCCTAAAAATTCCTGACCGTTATAGATAAGCTTTTCCAGAGTGTCGTTTTCAAGAATTCTTATAGGGCCGGATGCAAGTTCTATTTCAAGCAATTTCCGAGGTATGATCTCGTCCTTTTCGAGCTCATTGCTTGTAACAGTTGGCAGTACTTCTTTTATCGGTATTTCAAAAGTAGAATATCCTAATTCCATTACATCAAGGTCTAATTCATCAGTATCAAACCTGACGCAATAAGCCTGTCCATCCCCGCCTTTATCTGTTTCCCATGTCCAGTCAAAATGTTTAAACTTTCCTCGCTTCGAAATAAAGAATGCTTCAATTAGTTTGCGATTTTCAGCATTTTTTTCAAAAGATAAAACCCATGATTTTTTAGGGGTTGTCCAAAGGCTACGTTTTGCAAGATGTGCTGTAATAGCTTTGTCTATAAGCGTATTGAACTGCGTTTCAGTATCATATTTAGCTTTATAGTAAAAATCAAAGCAATCAGGGGCAGTGTATGAATGGCGATCAACGCAGTAAAATGTTAGTTGCATATTTTCACCGTAGCCCATTTCAATTATGCTACGCTTGAAAACGTCTGAATCAAATTGACATCCAGTGTATGTTAAGCCATTGCCGCCTTTTTCGACATCCCAAGTGAAGTCAAAAGTACCACCCTGACCAAGACAATCGACAAAAAACTGCTCTAATTCTGCCCTTTTTTCAGGTGTTTTATTGAAATTAAGCGTAAAATACCTGACAGGGTAGATTTTAACCGGATAGCGTTGTTCTCCGCCAAGAGCTTTATCAACAACTTTAGTCTCAAAAGCTATTTTAGTTGAGTATGTGCTATTATAATCAATATTAAATATCATACTGTCTTGATTATTGTCCTTAAATTACCTTGATTATATTGGACACCGTCTGCAACAACTTTTTGAATTGCAGCTTTATTATCCATAATAACGTTATAGGCTTCTTTACCGTCTAAAGTTTTAATGTTGAATTGATTAGATATAATAATGGGCTGAATATTTTGACTTGATTGTCCAGAATTTCCACCACCTAGTATATTTGCAGTTTCTTTTGCGTTATAAACTCTAGTTTTATTGGTAGGGACTATTAGCTCTGCCCCTCTTTCACCTGCAATGAATGGCCTAGAAGTGTCAGGGAATCCACCATTAGCATAGAAACCTAGACTTTTGCCAATAGTAGACCAGAAAGAACTCTTACCGCTAGCACCAGCAATTTTCGCAACGGCATTAGTCTTTGGGTTTAAAATACTTTGCATGAGCTCGGAAAGACCACTTCTGATTAATTGCGATGTCATATCGCCGATCATATTTCTAAAGGCGTCTTTGACGTCTTCAGTTCCTTTTATAACACCATCAAAGCTATTGGTGATATATGATGATACTTTATCAGCCAGTTCTTTATTTCGCTGATGAGCAGCTTCATTCAGACTTGCTATTTTTTGATTTAACTTTAATTCGGCGTTTAGCTTCTCTTGTAAGGCCTTATTGTATTCTCTAAGCTCGTTTTCGGTAAGCTTTGAAGTATCTGCATAGGCTTTTAGCCTTACCTTCATTATATTTTGCCATAATCTAACCTCAGCTTGAAGCTGTGCGACTTCGGCTTTATCACGTATTTCTTGCTTTTGCCTCTCTGTCAATGCTGTATTATTAAGCTCTGAAATGGCGTCCATCTGCCTATAAACAGATGCCATTTCATGTTCAGCTTTTAAAGTTTCCTCAGTATCTTTTAATTTTTGTTCTTCAAGCTGTTTCTCTAGGATTAATAACTCTGTTTGCGCTTGTAGTTGTTCAGCTTGCCCTTTTAATGATGTGGATTTATA